CCTACACCTTCTGTAATCAAAGTATTTTTACCTATCGATATATTATAATTACCAATAGTAAGATTAGAGGCAGACTCTGAACCTATTGCAACATTACCATCTCCGGTCGTTAAATCAAACAAGGCTTTATATCCTACTCCTACATTCATCTGATAAGTAATTGTTCCAGCAGAAGATTCACCAGCACTTGTACCCACCATTGTATTATATTGTCCAGAATCAAGATGAAAAGATGCATTTGCTCCTACGATTGTATTACTTCCTTCTGCATTATTACTAGCTTCAAAACTGTATAATGCACCATAACCGATAGCAGTATTAAAATCACCATCTACATTGGTTACAAAAGATTGACTACCTATCGCTGTATTATACAACCCTGTGGCAATTTTTTCACCAGCAGTATAACCCATTAAAGTATTTTCTTGACCACTACTAATATCATTTCCAGCTAAATGACCAAAAAGAGAATTTCTATTTCCATTAGTTGTTAAGGCAGCTCCAGCTAAATTTCCAAAAGTTGTGTTATTAGCACCACCATCATTATTAGACAATGAAATGCGAGAGTTGGCGTCAATAATCATTCTAAAATCAGCACCATTTGCACTATTAGTTGCTGAAGATGCTGCAATTCTTACATGGGTTGCATTATTTACAGAACCACTTCCACCACCAAGAGTTAGATATGAATGAGTTGAATTTGAATCAACAACAGCAATACCTACAGGCTCTTCTGCATTAGTGTAATGATGTGCACCTATGCGAGCAAATTTTCTTGTGCTATTAGTTAAAGAATCTGCACCAGAATCACCACCTAACTGCAAAGCTATGCTTTGACCATTTAAAATATCAAGACTTGCCTCTGGAGACGCATTTTTAATTCCTACATTTCCAGTAGATGAAATAGTAACATCTGTTGCACCATCATTAGTGCCAAAAGTCATAGCATTTGTATTATGGTCATAATTTATTAATCCAGCAGTTGAACCATCTGAAAAAATAATTCCAGAATTTTTATTGGCTGGTGTTAATAATTCTATATATGTATGGTCGTTTTCTTCAACTAATAAACTAACATTTGCATCAGCAGAAGCAAGACTTGCATCAGATGTCATTATGTGAACAGTTCTTTCTGGAGACGCAGTTCCAATTCCGACATTTCCATCTTTATCAAGAGTCATATTAACAGAACTAGAACCCCCAGACATTGTAGAAAATTGTATTTGACCATCATCTTTATTAGTTGTATCAGCACCACTTGCTCCAGATATTTGAGCAACAGCAGTTCCATTCCATTTAAAGTTAATATTTCCTAGACCTTGATTTGCTCCAGACCTATCAGCATCTAAATTTAGAGCAACTGCTGAATTACCAGTATTTTCTGCTGTTATAACAGTTGAGGTTGCAGTTGTAAGAGTTGCACTACCATTGACTTGTATTTTATCTGTTGCTAGTTGTAATGCAAATGTAGTATCATTCTTACCATCTTTTATATTTACTAAAGTAGTTCCATTTCCACCGCCATCTCTGTCGGTATGCAATAGCTGTTCATAACTATCTGCTATCTTTTGTCCTTCTAATTTTGCCATAATATTACCCTTCTAAATCTTCCCAGTTTTGAGTTTGTTCTTCCCATATTAATTGTGATGACTCAGCCCCACTCCAACCTATATCATATATAGCTTGCATAATTGTGGTAGCTGCTAATCTTAATGCACCTAACATTATCTTAAAGCAACCATATTTGTAGCTGTTGTATTTGTAGCTACTACTGTTTGAAATTTAATTGGAAGGATTTGACCGCTTGCTAAATTTGTAAATGTTATATTGTTTCCAGATTGCATGGTTACAACTACGTTACCACCTACTCCTACATACAATGCTGTATGTGCTCCTACTGCGTGGTCACTACCACCATGAACTGCAGTAACTGCAAGTGCGTCTTCGTAAATCATTTGGTTTAATGATTCTACTACTGTATATTTTGAACTACTTGTTGCCATCTTGTTTCTCCTTTGTATGCCTTACCGAGCTTGACAATTCTCATGGGCATATTGGTATTATGTAAAGTCTGGGAGCCTTATCATTCTAGTGCCACCAGTTTTATCCCTTTTATTAGCTCCGTGTTTCTTAGTGGCTTCTATCCACTTTCTTTCATGCACTTGTGAAAGATTTAAACTAACACCAGCTATATTGCCATCTGTTGCTAAACCAGCTCTATCTTGGTAGAGTCTTGATTTAACATAATCTATAATTGAACTATGAAATACATTATCTACATCTGGAGTATCTGTAATTGCACTAACTGCATTAGGTTCTCCGTAGTAATGAATTAAAAGACCATTAGTAACTGCTTCATCAATAGGCTTGTATTGACCTAATTGAGAATGAGTCGTACCGGCTGTCTTACCTTTTGTAGTAACAATAGCTAAATGGTTTCCTTTTATAAACCAAGCTATATAATTTTCTGGGTATGTATATGTACTAGCCATTAATCTATGTCCATTGTTAATATCTCTCCATCTAGCAGTCTAGGTATCTTTACATACTCCCCACTAGAATCCATAAAATCGCATCTAAATACTTTATTAACTTCTAATCCAGAATTGTTATCGCTTAACGTATACCATTGTTGGTCTACTACCGTAGTAGTCTTAGCGTATTCTATTTTAGTAGAGTACTTACCAAGCTCAACTAAAGCCTCATTAATTAAATTCATAATGTAATTTTCTGGGGCATCTGGAAAAGTTTGCCTTATTCTTGATATAATTTTTTTTACTGTTAAACTATGTACTGCCATTATTCTGCCTCTTCCCAACTTAAATTTGTGTCTTCCCAATTATTAACATTAAAACTAGACCACAATCCTTTTATAATCCAAGTAATAGAAGTAGGTAATGTAACTGCAGAAAACGAAGGAGAAGTATTAAGCGTAGTTGCACTAAAAGAAGGTGATGTATTTAAAGTTGCTACTGTTTTTGCCATTAAGCACCCCTCATAATTTGTATACCTTTGTCATAATCAGCTTGCAGCTTAGCTTGTTGTTTTTCATACCATCCGTAGTGAGATGTGTCAACGGCCAATCTTGTTTGTACTTCTGTTGAATAACCTTGTGCTATACCTAGCTTTGCTTGTATTTCATTTGAATATGATTGAGCTGATGCAACATAACCTTGAGACGCTTGCAAATAAGAACTAGCAGTATCTATATAAGCCCTAACAGACTGAGACTTAGCTCCTGTAAAATTTGCCCTAGCACCTACCTCAGCTACATACCCTTGTGCTTGAGAAATTCTTTGCTGTGCTTCTTTTAAATAAGCATCTCCAGCTTGAATAGTTGTTTGAGCTTCTCTTATGTATGCGTTACCTCCATTTATAAAAGCACCACTTGAATTTACATAAGCAGAAATTTCATTACCATACCCAGATGCAATAGCTATTTTATTTTGTATTTCTGTTGCGTATCCTTGAGCTGCATTTAAATAACCAGAGATAATTGTTCCATAGCCACTTACTTGAGATATTCTTGCATTAACCTCTGACACATAAGTATTAGCTTCTTCTGCCCCTGCTTTAGCTTCTGCCAAATAAGCATTTCCAGTATTAATCCTAGATTGAGATTCTTCTCTTTTAGTCCTAGCCTGTGAGAGTCTTGCATTTACTTCATTAGAATAGCCTTGGGCTATTGATAATTTAGATTGAATTTCAGCTAAGTATGCATTTGCAGTAGACACATATCCTTGTGCTGTTCTTGTATATCCACTTGCTGTATTTATATACCCTTGAGCAATACCCCCATATCCATTAGCAGTATTTATAAAACCTTGAGCCGTGTCATTAAAACCCCTAGCTGTATTTCCATATCCTGCCGCTGTTTGCAAAAACCCATTTGCAACATTAACTTGAGCATTTACTTGCTGAACTCTTGCCGATACTTCTGATACATAACCTTGTGCTTCTGAAATAGCAGCGTTAGCCTCTGATATAAAACCATTACCAGCATTTACTTGAGAAGAGGCAAGCTCAATATCTTCTGCTGTGTTAGAGGTAACAGCACTATCAAATTGAGTGTTGGCTAATTGAACAGCTGTATTAACTCTATCTACTGCAGTATTAATTGCTGTCGTTGCGGTATCTATATCTGAATCTACTAATGCAACCGTTTCATCTAATTCAGCATTTGCTAACGCTACCTCAGCAGCCATTTTATCTACTTCTGTATCAGCTAAATCTGTTTGCCCATTTGCTAAATCTATTTCTGCAGACATTTTATCTACCTCAGCATTTGCTAAGACAACTTCTGCTTTTGCTAAATCTACTTCTGCGTTTGCCAATACTATTTCAGCATGAGCGTTGTCAGCTATAGATAAACACTCATCTATTTCCGTATTTATAGCAGTTAATGCAGTATTAACATCTCCCTCTGAGTCTGCCTCTCCTAAACTTAGCAATGTATCTGACTTATCAAACTCTGTATTTGCGAGACCTACAGCGGTATTAATTCTACTAGCGGCTGTTGCAATAGCAGCTAATGCTGTGTCTACGCCTGCATCTACTTGAGTTTCGGACTCTCCTAATTGCACTACAGCGGCATCTACTTGAGAATTAATTAAGTCACAAACTGCTTGAGTTTCATCTAATTCAGTATTAATAGCCGTAAGAGCAGTTGCAATCGCTCCAGAATTATAAGCTCCTAATAAATTTTTTGACTCATCAAATTCAACGCTTGCTTCAACTATTTGAGCTGGAACTTTATCAAACTCTGTATTTGCCTCACTACATATTTCATCTACTTTATCTAGCTCTGTATTAATAGCTGTTAACGCTGTTGCAAAATCAGAAGAACTATCTGTTTGCGTTGCAATCTCATCTGCTTCTGCATTTGCTAGTGCTATTTCTGCTAAAGCACTATCTGTAGAAGAATTAATTAATGCTATTTCCGTATGAACATTGTCAGCTATAGTTAATGTTTCATCTAATTCTGTGTTAATTGCAGTTAAAGCAGTTGTTATATCTGCATTAGAACTTTTATTTCCTAATACATTTTGCAATGATTTTACAGAAGCGTATAAAGGGACTAAGTATTCATATTCATCTGGAAAGTTTCCTATTGCAGAATCTCCATAAGCTACTGATGGATTATTTACTTCTAAATATTTACAACTGCCAGAGGCAGGCAATGCATTTAACTTACCATTGTATATATAATATACAGGGTCTGTGGTTGTAGCTGCGTTCATATCATCGCTATCAGAAGCCCTACCCCTTAATGTTTCCGGTATTAATCTACAAGGCTGTTCTATAGTTCCATCACTTCTAGTTACTGATAATACTTGAGCAGAGTCAAGAGTCTCAGCCTCACTACCTACTGCAGTACTTGTAAAAGTATCCTCAGTAGCACAAAACATTTTTAAGTTTGGTGGCATAGCATTTATAACTTCCATAGCACCATCTGATAAGAACTGACTTAGTTCTGTTTGTGTTGGTGCACTACTACCATCTATACTTAAACTTGTTAACGCTTCTACTTGTGCTTCAAATGTTGCCATTAGCCAATACTCGCTTGTTTAACTCTATCTTTCCATATTTTATCTTGTCTAGCTTTTTTATCTTTAGCCATTTTATTTATATGGTCATCCATTGATATAGTTGAAAATTCCATGTCTGTTCTCTTCCCAGCTTCACTCCTCATAAACATTGTACTAGTAAACTTAGGAGAAGATGCTCTCTTCCCACAGTCTCTACAATAAAACCAACCTTCTGTATTTGGTGCTTCACAATGTTTGCAATTCATATTTCTCCTTTAGATTCGGGGGCTATCTTTTATTGACAACCCCCACAGTTCTAATTACTGTTAACTTTATTTAGTTAGTTTATGATGTAGTAAAACCATCGTTAATAGATGACATACCAGAAGCTACATATTCGCCAGCAACGAACATTATTTCTAAGTAATCACCTTTTTGAGATGCCGCTTCTACAAGAATATTAGATACTTGAGCTCCTGCAGTTGAGTTACCAACAGTATTTCCACCATCAAAAGCCACTAAACTTATGATAGCACTACCAGCTGCAATAGTAATATCTGCAGTTGGCGTTTCTTCTTCTACAATAAATTTGTAGTAGACGCCATCTTCACCAGTAGCTGCGGTTGGAAGAGTTATTGAATAAGCTCCACCAGCAGAATCAAGCATAAAGACCTTACCGCTATCGTCATTAGTTAATGTACGAGCAGCAGTAATCTTTTCTACTTTTTTCTTGTGACCAAAAGTTGCACCACTATTTTGTTCTAAATAACTTGCTCTAGCCATGATTATACTCCTTCTAAGTTAAGTAGATAATGAGTCTCTGGAATAGATACTTCTAAACCAGCTTCTGTCATAATCATATCTTTACGAAGGTCTTCATCAGCAGACTGAACATTAGTCATGATTTGAGTATCACGATTAACTCCATTACCAACTAATGGTCTGTAAGCAACATGGTCTAGGTCAACCATCATTAAGAAACCAGAAGAGAATCCTCTAAATAGAGGTTCTTTAACTAGGTTCATTGTACCATGAATAGTTTCAACAGAAAGTATTCTATGTCCATAAGAACCTTGCTTTTCAGATAAGTTATAACGAAGGTTTGAAACGCCTGTATTAACATCTGTAGATGTTCCACTCATCATTGTAGTGTTTAAGAAAGCATCAGCACCAAGTTTATTAAAAAACGTAAGTACTGGCATACTAGCAAGAGCTAACTTAGAATCATTTCCTCCACGAGCAGGGTCATATACAACTTCAAAATCAGATAAGATTCTGTCGTATGTTAATTCACCAGCTGTTGAGCTACGAAAGTAAGGTGCTCCAGCGTTATAGGTTAACGCAGAATCATCAACAACAGAAGTACCATTTTTAATTACATGACCACAAATACCTTCTGTATATTGTATTCCACCAACAGTTGCTTGCTGTCCAAAAAGCATAGCTCTTTCAATATCTACTTTATGTTCACGAAGTTTATTATTCCAAATTCTTTGGAACTCATCTGCGTAACCACGATATCTTGTCGCTCTTGCTGTGTTAGACATTTCACATGCTGTTTTAAAAATCTGAGTTAAACCAACATCAGTTTCTAGTTCTTCTGAGAATACATCTGGTGCTCCAGAACCTTCTGCAAATGAAGTACCAATTACTTGACACTTGGCATTATCAGCTCCAGTTTCAGCTCCATCAACAGCAGAAATTGTTTTACCGGTAAACGTGCTAGTAGAACCAGCATCTACCGGAGATGTTTCAACACGAACAATGATTGTCTCTGGTGAATTACTTTCTGTATAGCCTACTGCAAATACCATACCTTTTAATAACCAGTCTACTGACGCTCCACCAGAAGTGTCAATTGAATATGTTAAGGTAGAACCAGCAGCTGGAATTGAATGAGAACCAGCTAATAAGAAACTTCTATCTGTCATAGAAATTTTAGTTCTATCTTCTAAAAATCGAAATTGAGGGTCATCCGTTGGGACTTTTGCTACCTTAGAGAGATACACGAAGAATGGTGATTCCTCTGGAGCTAGCTCAGCCACACGGTCTGAAAAGTTGAAAAGTCTCCGAGTGTGATAGCCAGAAGCTGCACTTCCCGGAGTTCCAACATTAACAATCCCTTGGTTGTTAGTTGCCATTTAAGACTCCTTGAGTTTTATATTTTGTTACGATTTGTAGCACCCATAACTCCAGCCCAGACATCTGCAATTTCGCTTGGTTTTTGTGGACTACCACCCTGTACGACACCAGCCGTAGGAGCAGTACCTTGAGCCTTTTGAACAGCCTCTAGATTAGGAGAAACTTTTTGTTCTCCACCTATATACGTCTACCAACATATCCAATGGTATATCTTCCTTTGGTTGTGTTGCAAATTGTATAAAGTCATTAGCCATTTGTGGGTCATTAAAACCATACTTAGTGTTTAATTCTTGCTTTAAGTTATTAAGTGCCATTTGCTCTTGCATACCAGAAAACTGTTGTTTAACAGCATCGTTTACTAGAGCTTTTTCTTTGCTTACCCTCATCTCATAAGAAGGTGAGCCGGGTTTGTAATAAGCTTCCCAAGGGTCAAAAGAGTCTTCCGTCAATTCAGTCTCTTGTTTTGGCTTATTACTACTACCGCTTAGAGTGTTTTTCATAGCTTCAACTACGTCGGGTCTATTATTTAGAACCTCGCCTAGTTGACTATATTTGCGTAATTCTTTAACTTCATTATTTAACCTATCATATTCAGCGGCTTTTTTATCGTACATAGACTGAAACTTTTTTGCATCATCTACGTTAGGTTCTTCTTGAGCCTGCATATCTACAGGAGCTTCGCCCACCACTTCTGGTTGAACAACTTGTTCTAAAACTTCGCCTTCGACACCAGCTATTTCAGTAGTATCCTCGTGTATAGCGTTTTCCATTTATTCCTCGATTTCTTTTGTTATTAGCATCACCTATTAAAGATGTCTTAAAAGCAGAACCGGGGTATAGTCCCCACTATAATCTGTTTTAATTTTGTACTGAAAGGTCTTGTTCATTGTCTACAATTCTTTTTAAATTATCTACTTGTACTTTATTTTTAAATTTTGTATCGTTCGTAATTTCATGAAGTTTAGTTTTGAACTTCTCAGTTTCGACTCGCTTTCTAGAGTTGACTGACTCACGCTCTGAGGTTTGCAAATCTCCACTAAGTTTCTTAATCTGTTCTTCTAATTGCTTGACGTATGACTGCAATTGAGCCATTTGTCCTTTTCTTTTCAGTACACCTTCTTTGTCAAAGATTTCAGTTTTCTTTAAAACCTCGACATCGTCTACCAGATTCATCTTAAACGCCTCTAGGTACATATTATATTCTGCAACCCTATTTGACGGTAACGTAGAACCGGATATAATCCTCACATCATAATGCCCAATGGTGATATCATTTACTATGGCATTAATTTCTTGTTGTTTATTATCGTACATATTTACTGTAAATTCAGTAATATCATTATTTGGCTGTACAATCCTAAAAGTTTTTTCGTAAGTATAATGGTTTTTAGCTAGGTTGTATATACTTTTACCTAACCTATTTAAACTACCTTCAATATCTCTTAACTTAGATTTACCACGAGTCTCTCCCATTTCTGCAAGCATAGCAGTACCACGAACTGTTTCGGGTGCTCCTTCGTTAAAACCTTGCATAAGTTCTGGGATACCAAGACTTAAATCTATATAATGCTCTATCCTGCTAATCAAGTTATAAAACTCGTTAGACAATGATTGAGGGGCAGGGAAATGAGGTGCTCCAAATTCTGGATTATATGCTATTACTGCGTTGGGGTTTGCCCAATCTTGTTCCAGCTGCCCCAAATCATCTACACTACCCTCTGGAACTAATAACTTAAGTCCAGCAGAGGCTTGTGCGTGGGAGAGAGTGAGAGAGAAAAGTTTGTTTAGTAGTCTTTGAGAATCTTTTATCTTAGATATGTCAGACTTAGGATAAGGAGTTCCTGTCCATATATTAGGAACTGGGACTATTGGATATATGTCTGTATTTAAGATAGTCTCATATAATAATATTTCACCAGCCGTAGCTGTGATTTTAATTCTTGTTTGCTTAACTTCTACAATTTCAATTAAGCCAGCTTCCATAAGAAGAACTACTTGTTCTTGTTGCACAAAGGCTGTATATTTTGCTTGGTCTAGTATAACCTCAGAGCCATCCTGTTTGTTGAATACTCTAAAGAAAGGAACTTTAACTTTAGAGAACCTTTCAAGTATTCTATACTTATTAATCCTATGAAACTCTAGATTATAAGTTGTGTCTGGTGTAAAAGATACTGAGCTATTACGTTTATTAGAAGTAGGATAATCCTCTTCTTCGTAGTAAGACTCTATATCCTCTAGGTATGGCTCAACCTGTGGGTATAAATTAACCAGCTGGTCTTCTGTTAAGATGGTAGACAAGATAACACCAGATGCGTCATCCATATAACGATTTCTAGAAGCAGGGTCTACATAAACTCTAAATGGGTCTATGTATGTATATTTTACTTCTCCACGCCCAAAGTCTGCTTCTGGGTCTATATAAGCATAAAAGTAACCCATACCAGCAGTTGCATAATCATGCACGGCTTGTTTAAATTGTGTATCACCATCTGATATATCCCAGACATATTCAAGTAATGTTCTCCAAACATTAGCCATTCTACTGTCTGAGTCTTCTCTACCAACTGCACTATACTTAGGTGCTCTAGAAGTTAGTAGTGATTTTAATTTTTCTATAGAGGCGTATACTCTGTCAATAACAAAGTCGCCTTGACCAACTGCTCTTAACGCATCAGACTCTTCTTGCGAGTAATGATTGCCAAGAAAGAAATCTATAGACTCTCTAGCTTCTGTATCCCAATCAGACCTAGCGTCTCTCCACATTCTCCAAAGCTGTTTATTGACTTCGGAATGTTGACCTTCGTTTTGCTCCAGCTCTCTTATACTAGAAATGGTTACACCTCTTTATTTTATAACTTGCACATAATATACAAAATAATACTTAAATTCGCAAGTATTATTTTATGTTTTTAATCCAGTAATCCAAGATATTACTTTATTCGTCTTAGTTTTCCTCATTCTTTTTGAATTATCATCTAAGAAATCAGAAGCTTCAAACTTTTTACTTCTTGGTGGTCTAGCATTATTAATAGCGTACCAAAGTCCATCTAGCACATCATCATGCTTTCCTTTTGGAAACTGAAACATCTCATCTACTAGCTCTACATGTTTACGTTTTATAAACAACTTACCTCTGTTTACTATAGGAGCTAGCAATGACTCAAGCCTATCTTCTTTTTTTATACCAGTAGGAGGTCTAACACCTAGTGCAATACCGGGAGCAACCTTTCTATCTTTGCCAGACATCTGGTTGACGGCATCTTTAATAATCCCCTGCGCTCCAACCATCTCTACATTAACACGCTTTACAGGAGAGAACTCTTTTGCATAGTTAAATATTTCTAAAGGCATATCGTACAATGGTATATGTTCTCTAAAGTAATCTAATACATAAAAGTTTCTATCGCTATCAACACCTACAACCATTATAATTTGATAATCGTTATGACTATTAGCTTCATACGCTAAATCAACACCTAGGTAAACATTAATAGGTATAGCATCATCTTTATCTACTAGGTAAGTATAGTTGTCTTTACTGTGAAACTCGTGATTATAGTATTCTAATTTATCTGTTTTAAACTTAGCATTAGCTAAATCTCTAGCTTCGTTTAAATATTCTTGTGCAAACTTATGTATTAAGCCTACGTCTTCAAATCTTCTTCTTATATCTAAAAGCTTTGCTTTTGTAAAGTAACTAGGCCATAGAACATCTCCATCTACCGTCATGGCTTTTTTGTACATTACATGCCAAGCATATCTTCTCTTATCCCTAGTAGCTTCTGTGTATCCATCATAGATACCTTGCAAAAAGGAATCAAAGTGAACTATAGTTCCTATTAGCCATACAGAGCCTTCGTTGCCTGCTGAGTTTTCTAGGGCTGGTTCTACTGTAGACATAACCCATTCTTTAATCTCTCTTCTTCTGTCTGGAGTTTTTGTATTTAACTCAGACTCAAAGTCATCAAGTATAATCTTTGTATATCTTAAACCAAGCTGTGACCTACCACGAAGTCTTTGTGATGTACCTTTTGCAATTACCCTATCGCCTTTTGATGTAGTAAACTCTTTCTCTGTCCACTTAGAACCTTGTAAGTCTCCAAAGTAATAATTAAGAGCAGGGTTCATCTCTATATGGTTTTGTATATATTTAATGTGGTCTATTGCCTGTGATTGCTCCTCAGCTACCCAAGCTATAAACTCCTTCTTACCTTCCGGATTGAAGTATAAATGATACATAAGAGCTGCTTTAGCAAGAGTAGACTTGCTATGACCACGAGGTAATATAATGCAATTGCGTTTCTTCGTATCATCTAATAGTAAATCACTTAACTCATAATGGTATGGAGCTGGAGTAGACTTCATAAAGTCCTCTGGCATAAATAACTGACCAAAGGCTATAATGTCTTTTCTAGCTAATTCAAGAACTTGTTCTTTTTCAGAAACATTATTCTTGTTTATGTTAAAGCTGTTTTTTTCTTTGACTTTTTTGATAACCAATCCTGTTTTGGAACTAACTCAAATACACTTTTATGTTGCAGTAGCAAAGGCCCAGCTGTATACATCCAAGCATCAACCTTCTTTTCTCCATCATACGCAGTAACTACTCTTCTATCATATAGACCAGTATCTATACCTTCATATACATCATAGTTATCTATATCTTCTTGCTCTACGTCTATTACCTCAACAACCATTCCCTTAGAGCTATTGTTAATAATAGCAGCAGGGTAATTATAATGCCCGGGGTAAACAAGGCTATAACCATCCACTTTACATGTTTTTCTTTTACCATTTCTTAATGTCCCATATACAGCTAGCTTCTTAATCATTTAAAGGTTTTTCTTCCCAGTAGTCCTTAAGGTCTTCCATATATCCAGAACTTATGTAGCTAGTAATCATTTCACTACTGTAGTACATGTCATATATTTCTGTGGCTATATCTTCTATCTCCCAATCATTATCTAGGGAAGCTCCTTTATCTCTAGCCGCTTTAAGCACTTCTATTATTATTTCATAAATATTCATTTTTCTATTTCTCTTTCAGCTTTTGCAAGCTGTTTAACATTATTGCCACCTATAGCATTAAGTTGTTCTGGTGAGAAACCTTGGAATACGGTAACAGACTCAGACTTCTTGTCCATATCTTTCATCCCTGCGATATTGACCAGTTCTTTTAGTAAAGAAACTTTATCGCTATCTCTAGAACCATCCGACTCAATGATATCTTTCATCTTCTCTAGAATATACAGAGGTGTAATCTCTGCTTCATTCATAAGCTTATCTATTTCTTCTCTTACCAAACTTTTTACCCTGTCTGTTTTTAAAAGCATACCAGCTTCTTTCTTGGCATACTCTTTGTTATTTGTTGGAAAAGCTTTAATAAAGGAGTCTACTATGTCATCTCCCTTTGCTACATACTTAGCAAATAGAAATTCTTTAGTAGTTGCCTTCTTTCTGCTTTGTTGCCTTTCTCTAGGCGTCTTGTCAGCACTACCAAACGAGTATATATTCTTTCTCATCTCACCTTCTATCTTAACAGATGGTTTACATAGGAAAGAACCTATTACAGTTCTTATATAGTCCTGTTTAATTTGTTTTTTACTACCAGTAGATAGTGCACTCTTTTTGATAACCATACAAACTTGTTTGTCATCTGTTAAAACCCAATCGCCTTCTTCACTATCACGCCAATCTCTAGTAAGATGTTTATTAGGCATATAGTGTCTAAACTCTTGTTCGTCTCTAAATAAAGGATACTCTATCTTTTTTATCTTTCTTGTTTGCACTATGCTCTTAGTACCTTACCATCTACAGTACTAACACCATCTACTATCTGATGAACAGTTACATTGAAGTTCCCATTTTTATGAAAGTCTACAATAGCAAATGCGTGTTGCCAATTATGCTTTCTATTGCCTAACCACTCATTAGCATCGTCAGACATATCTTTAAGGCATCCAATACTCCAAGCACTCTTAACTCCATCTATATGAGTAACAGAAGATTGTTGTATATCATGATGATGACCATACATAACATTACCACCTAATCTAAGCAAATGGTTTCTAGTGTGAGTCAATCCAGCAAAGTGATGCCCATGATAGAAGTTAATCTTACCAATCTTTAGATACTTGCCCATCTTATGATACTTATAGCCTCGTTCTTTTAACTTCAATGCCTTTGGTACAGTCATTGTATCACTAAGGTAAGGATTCTCTTCTACGAAGCGATTTAACCAGTCTTCATGGTTACCTTCGATAAAATGGCGTTCCTTCGTTTTTGCCCTATCTAGCGACCTGTCAA